ACATATTTGAGAATCTCTTTCTCAAACGTCCAACAAACTTGGTGAATTTGAGTTCGTCTCTCAAAATCTCAGAAGACCGTCCAAGATTAAATCCACCTTCCCCGTCCATTCTTGATGGGGGGACATTAAGTGATCTGTATAACTTTTTCTTAAAGTATTCAATATCAGTGATTTCCCCAAGGTTTTGCCCTCCAGGAAGAGTAGAAATCTCAGTTCCACGTCCTCCTTCTCTTCTAGGCAACCAGAAATCTTCAAGCATAGCCATGTATTTTTTGTCATCACGAATTTCTCCTGTGTTAGCATCATAAACTAGTTTGTTGCGATATCTCATCATGACATCGCGGAGATATTGTTCTGCCTTTACCTTAGGAAGATTGCCAACATCAATGTAGAAAATTCTACGCTCAGGTGCGCGAGACAATCTGTAAATAACAAGACTGTCTTCAATCATGCGAAGTTGATTGAGAGACTTGATTGCTTTGTGAAGATACGAAAGAGTTGATCCCTTATTTCTATCTACAAGACCAGATGTGCAGTAAGTAATTGCATCCTTTGCAATTTTAATCCCTTGACTTGCCCCAGTCTGCATTGGATTGCCAGTCGGATAAACTGACTTTGGATTGTAAATGAAGTATTCTTCAATTTCTGGGAAATCATAATCCATTGGATTATCGCTATTAATCCTCTGGACAGCATTCCCTCTTTCTATTTTTGACTTCTTACTTTGTCTTACATAACGCATTTTCATTGCGTCAATATAACGAAGTTCTTGAATTCCTGCTGTAGGATTCTTTAAGTCAATAATTTTATGATAGTATAATCTACCATCAATATACCAGTTTCTATAGATTTCGTGTGCTTTTTTATCAAAATCTAAAAGATCGAGAATATATTTAAACTCTTTACGAATTTTTTTCTTAATACCATCACTAGCATTGAGATTTGATAGTTCGATTTCTACTGGACTATCATTAGTGTCGGAAACAATTGCCTCATTTACAATATCCTCAATGGCACTATCCGCTTCTGGATGAAGTGCCATTTCACGATATCTCTTAATGAGATCAAACTCGGTTCGATATACTCCCTCAATATCTACATAAGAACCAAAAAAACCACTACTCATATAGTGGTCAACCCCGTCCTCATTATTAGGAGGAACGGGGGAAACCGCTGTGGGTGATAGTGGTTCAGTGTCCTCTATTGAGAACCCAAACAGTTTTGCCATAATTTATTAAATCGTTGTTCTTAAATACTATTTATTATCCGTTAGGAGTGCCAGCCGCAACGATATTAAATGATTGAACTTGGAATTCTACTGTGAATTCTTCAATAGCATCAGATGAATCGTAAGAAAGATCAATCTGAGAAACATTTGTTGGGAAAATATCAACAAATTCATACTCAGCAAGAACAGCATTTGATGCTCCTGCATTGTTTTGACTGCTTGCTACAGAACCTCTTCCCAGTTGGAATACTCTTGCATTAACCATATAAGCACTTGGATCAGTTGCTCCAAGATTATTATCAAGTTTAGCAATCTGTTCAGACCATGCTTCGAATGCTTTTCTCAGTCTAAATCCTTCATCATTGATGACTGTAACTGTCCAGACATCAATAGTTCTGTCTCCAGCAACTTTAAAACTTCTTCCTCTAAAAGGAACGTCAATAGACGCAATGTTTTGTGCTGGTAAAGCAGCCGACTTGCACATATATCTGAAGTTGTCTGCATCCCAATCAATACCCGCAGGTAAAGTTGTTAACTCAACCTCAAATAGATTGGGGCGGGCACCGCCCCCAATCAGTGCAGATTTAAATTGAGAAATTGTTTTATTTTCTCTAGATGTTGCCATGGTTTTCTCCTCCTTTTGTTATTTAGATAAACCTAAATCAAACTCTGCCAACGACTTCTTCGAAACTAACGCCTGTGCGTGTAGCAACGAAAGTAAGAGTGACGTAGTTAATGGACTTCGCAGGTTTCAGGAAGATATCTGCCCTGAATTCATTGTTATCAATAACATCAGGTGTGTTGTTTGTGGTATCGCAAACAACGAGGAATCCATAAAGACCTCTCTTTGCCTGAACATCACGGAGGTAAGGTTCAACAATGTTTCTGAAGTTTGCTCTTGTTAACTCATCATTGAGTTCGAAGAGTTGTGCTTCTGCTGCCTTTTGAAGTGCTTGCTCAACTGTCAAGAACAAACGGCGAACGTTAATTCTATCGAATGCGGAAGCATAACCAAGAGCAGTCTTATCACCAAATAGGAGGGTTCCTAAACCAGGTTGTGTAATAACAGCGTTAATTCTCTGTGGATACAACTTATCTCTTTGGTCTTTATTTGGATTGTAAGCAAGTTTAACGGCATTGTTAATAATTCCACGTTGCTGACCAGCAGGTGAGAACCATGGATAAGCAACGAGGTTTGTTCTTGCCATCAATCCAGCAACGTCAGCATTACATGGAACGTAGCGGAACTTGTTATTGAAGCGATCATAAGTGTACTTATAACCACTATCAAATACCGCGTATGATGAAGATGAGAGAGAACTGAAGTAATTAATCAGATTGTTTGTTTGATCTGTTGAATTGGTAAGACCAACCAAGTTTGCTCTGTGTGGTCCAATAGTAGCAACACAGTCTTTTCTGCTATTAGCAACAGAAATCAGGTAGTTTGCTTTTGCCTGTGAATCTGATTCTGCATCAAATCCAGGACCCATGATCAGATAATCGACTTCGATTTCTTCTTTATTTGAGAACTTACCGTATGATGTGATGATATCACCCAGACCTGGTTTCATTCCACCAGCAGCAGAGTAGTCAACACCACCACCAAGGGTATAAGATACGTTTCCAATAGCACTGAATGTGATATCCTGTGCGTTTTGTCCCCAGAGACCATCTCCAGTTGTGATTGGAGTGAATGAGGTTGAGAATCCAGTTGCTCTTGGTTCTGTATTCCAATAAGTATCAGCAGCGTTGGATGGATTTCCACCTGCGTAGATATTCGCTGAGAAATCTGCGAGATATCCTTCGTACCAATTTTTCTGAGGAGCATTTACATTTGAAACCGCATCAAATGCCTTAGAAAGACTTACGTGCTTCTCAAGGATATTTCCTTGAATTCCAGTAATGCTACCGAGGTCATCTACAACTACAATGTGTAATGCGTCATTCTTTCCATTTCTGTCTAAAGAATAAACGTTAGAAATTGGTTTTGGAGCAATCTCTTTCCAATAGACAATCGAGTTTGTCAGTTTAAGAGTTTGCTGATCGTACCAGTCAATAGCAGAAACTGGTGTAGCACCTGTATCGCCAAGACTTCCTGTTGGAACTCCAACTGTATTGACGAATCTAATGGTGTCTGCAGTATCGAAAGCCGCAAAGGCAGAACTTTCAGCATAGTTGATTGGAGTTTCTGATCCAGCAGCGGAAACTCTAGAAACAACTTTTACATCAAAGGAACTATTTCCATTGGTTGAGTCTGTGGAAACACCAGTAATAATTCCTTTCAGGTATCCATTGAATGGAGTGGTTGTTCCTGCTCCAGGAATGGTTACGTTGCTGAGTGCAGCAGTGACCGCAACACCAATCGTAGCACCATATGATCCAGGATCTGTGGTATTAATACCGATTATCTGGTCTGCTAAATCATCGATGAAGCAAACTTTTAAACTATTTGCCCAACTTCCTGGGTTCTTAGCAGCAAAAGTAAAGTCTGTTGCTTCAGAGTGATTGTTGATGTAATCGTCGTAGTTGTCGATTCTCAGTGAACCTGTTGAAGCTGCGTTTACACCAGCATTTGCGTTATTTAAGGTGCTTCCGCCAGTTCTACATACCTTTAAAACACCACCATAAGAAAGGTAAGAAGCAGCACTCATCCAGTACTCGTACTGAGCATCAGTTGAAAGTGGCTTACCAAATACATTGATAAGATCTTGCTCTGTAGTAATATCAATTGGTTCGTCAACTGGTCCAAGTGGGAAAGGTCCCGCAATAGCACCAATGTTATCTAATACATTATCAGCTCTTCCTACTGTTAAGTCAACCTCCCTTACCAATACGCCGGGAGATAATTGAGGAGTCGCCATGTTTTTCTCCGTGATCTCAGTTTATCTGAAAATATTTATTAAAATGTTACTTTTCATAGGGGAAATGTGACGTGAACTACCAATCTGGATATTCCCATCTGTCAAAAATGTTGCTGGTCATCTTACTAGTAACAATTCTCTTGATAGTGCAGTCCTTACACTCATAAGAATATGATGATGCTACAGGTCCTCTATCTTTTCTTGTTCTATAAAATCCTTCTATCAAATTTTTAACTTCACCACAAACTCTACATCTTCTATCTTGAAGTAAAAGATGTCCTAATTTTATCTGCCCATCTAAATCCATTATGACAAATAATCCCACATATAAGATCTATCGCCATACTCGTCAGTAAACCACCTATCCCCATCACTATCAACAAAACTATCAGTTCCTAATCCATCATCCATAAATCCAAATGGTGCCATATCCTGTTCGATTTGATTTTTCTGTTCCTCATATAATCTTTTACGAACATCTTGGTCGGTTAGTTCTTTAAAATAATCTTGAGCAACT